TGGGATGCAATTGGAGGCAGCAGTTCTACCATACAAAAGAACACCTTTAGTGCAGATGGAACACAAGCTTCATTTGTTATCTCATCTCCGATAGTTGACATAAAGAATATCAATGTATTTATTGACGGAGTCTATCAATTTGAATCTACTTACAGCGTAGCTGGTAACGTAGTTATATTTGATAACCCACCGCCAGCAGCTACTGATAATATTCAAGTAGTTCACACATTAGCTAACGTTGTATCTTTCGTAGGAAAAGCGGTATCTATAACAGAAGCAAATGGAACAGCTACTTTAGACTTTCAAGCAGCAGACGTATTCAATGTAACAATTGATGAAGCTACTACATTGACATTTGATAATCCACAACTAGCAAACACAAAGAACATAGTAATTACAGGGGATTTTGCAGTAACGCTACCTAGTTCAGTTAGAGAAGTCTCTGGCGGATCAGCAACAGCTACAGGAGCTACATTAATACAAGTTACTTGTGTTGATGCAACTACACCCGTGTATTACGCAACAATAGCAACAGCATAGTATGAAAGCAAGAATAGAGAGTGGTAAAGTCGTAAAGTACAGACAAATACCAACAGTTTTAAAACACAAAGGTACTACCATCTTAAAAGCAGATACCCTTAGCCCTTCAAAACTTGAAGAGCTAGGGTTCTATGATGTAGTTACGCCGACACACGACTCGGTTGTACATACACTTAGTAATTTGCATTTCAGTAAGACCATTGAACATACGAATACAATCACAGGTGAATCCAGCAATGTAGCTGGGTTTACTTATGATGTTTCATTAAAGGAGCTTGGTGATCTGGCTGATTTAAAACTAGCAAAAATAGATGAGCTTAACAAGATAGCCGGTAAGATGTTATCTGAAACTGACTTTTACGTTATTAGAAAGATGGACGGTTGCGGTAACATACCAGCAACAATCAAAGCGGAAAGACTAGTTATAAGAGCTAGTATTCAAAGAAATGAAAGCGCTATAAACGCACTCACTGGAAAGAGAGAAGTTATTATGTATAGCATAACAATGTAATATGGTTAATCATCAATTAATAGCATCATCAATTCCCGTTGTAGCGGAGGGTAATCAAGAACGTGGCCTTATGGTTAATCTTGATGCCAATGATGGCGACAGTTTCTTAAACGTTGCTGGAGACGAAAATTCAGGTGCTTGGAGAGATTTAACTAACCATAGGTACTTACCTGATATTACTCCATCTGAACACTTTAATGTTGTAGAGTGGACAGGTAATGGCCAAACTAATAGACTGATAGACGTGGGCTTTAAGCCTGCGCTTATCATGCTTAAACAAAACACTGGTGATCCAGGGACAACCCAACCGATTAGGTTTATAGACTCTTTAAGAGGAGCAACCACAGCTACTGAAGCTAGTGGAGTATCTTATGTTGCTACTGATGAAGTTTTAGGTTTTACACACAACGGTTTTATTATTGGTGATAGTGATAGCATTAATAAAAATAATGTTAACTATAGATACACAGCTTGGTGTTGGAAAGGTAATCCTGTAGAAACAGAATCGCTTACCGAAGCAAGCACAGGAGGTGATTACACTAGAACTGTAAATGAAAAAGGCGGGTTTAGCGCAATAAATGTACCTTCTAGTAGTGGAGACGCAAATAGTGTTCATTCATTCCAGCATGGATTAAACGTAAGTCCATCTATGTTTTTTCTAAAACAAAATAGCCTATTTAATTCACTTACTTATGTAGCTCAAGATGCTTTTAGGAGTATAGCTAATGGATACAGCTCATTAACAAGTGACGCTTCATCAGAGGCTGCACCAGCCGGAGCGCTCAACTCTCAGACGCTAGGACAAGTTAACGTAAGTAATGCATATTTAAGTTCAACACCCTCAAACTCTAGCATATATAGTTTTACTGAGATTAGGGGATATAGCAAGATGGGCACATTTGTTGGAACTGGTACTGCTGAGGCGTATGACGTTGGTTTCAAGCCTAAAATGATGATGGTTAAAAGAGTTAGTGGAGGCGCAGGTGATGATCTTGAGTGGAAACTATATGACAGTACACGTGGAACCAGTAACGAATTAGGCTTAGCTTCTGAAGGATTACAAGCTTATGCCGTTAGAGCCCCAGCGTTTAATAACAATGGATGGAGTTGGTCAACGTCTGAAAGATCTATTAATAATCTTATGGGAGTAGAATACGCATACATGTCGTTTGCGGATGATTCTGTTCCTTTAAATGAAAAGCTAGATGGTGAGGATGACATAATATTCAGAGCATCACCCCATAAGCACGATTCAGTAAGTCCACAGCCGACTGATGCCGCAGTTCTAGATCTTTCTGGATTTGGTAGCCACATGGCAAGGGCTAGCTCTATCGTTAAGAACATTACTACTGATTTTTTACGATTTCCTGGAAGCAACTTAGATGACGTTAAAGGTATTATTAAGACTGATGTAACAGGCAGCAAGAGTTTTTCTTTTTGGTTTAACATACCAGCAAACCCTGCTGGCGTAAGTGCACCAGTATTATTTTCCATTCAAAATTTATATTCTAGTACTATTAACTTAGTGCAGTTTATAGTAGGAGGAACAACTAATGGGCGTAGTCTACAAATGTCTTCGTCACAAAATCACGGGACAGGGCATGGAGCTGTTTCTGGGTTTAGTTCTTTTGATCAGAATAACGATAGATTTGATGGAGCTGGTTGGCAACAATTAGTTTACACTGAGGATGGTACAGATGGTAGTGATAAGCAATTCTATATCAATGGTTTACCTATTACTACAATAATATTTAATCAGAACGGCAATGATCTTCAAGACGGTATTATAGACTTAGACATAGATAGACAATTACAAGATTTTGGAGGGAATACATTTCCAGCGCAAGTTCTATTTGGTAATTCTGGTGTTGTAGCGAATTCTTTACAAAGAAGTTTTGAAGGTAAAGTAGGTGAAGGTATTATATTTAATAGCAAGCTTAGTAGCTCACAGGTTTTGAGTAATTACAATAAAACAAAGAACAGGTACATATATGACGGCAACGATGCCATCTTGAGCTCACCTGGATCTGCATTACCTCAGTACAGCACTGATGGTGATACAAGTTTTTTTACTTTAGGTACCGACAGGTACTTTGAGTTTGAAGAGCCTATAGCTAATGTGTTTTCAGTATCTTTTTGGATTAGATTAAGAGATCCTGGTGTAGCTGGACAAATACCTATATTCTCAAATGCGTCACAACATCCAACAGACAAAAGTTTACACTGGGAAGATGATGGTACTACTAATGGTACTGGATGGTTTTATAAACATGCAAGATCAGACAATAATAATAACCGTATTATAGGTTCTATAACACCTTATAACACTTGGGAACATATTGTTTTTCAAAAAGGTTTAGGCGATTCTTATGATTTTTATCAAAACAATGTTCTTACTGGCACCTGTACTGCTGGGGATATGGACGACATAACAGACATTGGGAGGGACTTTGAAACGGTAAGTGCAAACAAATTTAGATTTGGAGATTTTGATATATCTAAATTCCAAGTTTATTCACTGAGATTAGATTCTCCAGAGATAACAGTTTTATATAATCAAGGACGATAATGAGTAAAAAAAAGTTTAAAGACACTGACGTTGGGAAATTTCTATTACAGAAGATTCCTGGCGTTGTAGGTGCCTTGTCAGGAAGTACTCCTATTGGAAATGTTATTAAAGCCATTATCGGTGGATCTGACATGACAGAAGGTGATAAAGAGATTGCTTTAAAGAAATTAGAACAAGAAGTTCATGAGTTCAATGGCATAACTAAAAGATGGGTAGCAGATTCAAGAAGTGGATCTTGGCTTGCATCTAATGTTAGACCATTAACTTTAGCTTTCTTAACGGTTGCATTTGCAATTGGTTGGGCATATCAGTTAGAGGATCTAGACACAGTTAAAGATTTACTCCAAATAGTTTTTATGGGGTATTTTGGTAGTCGAGGATTTGAAAAAGTAATGGGAAATAATAAACATCAAAAATGAACGACTTAAAGATATATGGATTGAACATAGGAGCAGTTTTGTTTAGCGCAATTGAAGAATTTAATCCAGTACTTCAAACTATAGTATTATGTTTGACTATAATTTATACCGGTATTCAAATACACCATAAAATAAAAAAATAAACTTAATTTAATTATATGAAACTTATTAGAAAGATAAGCATCGGCCAAGACTATAAGAACGAAGCCATGCACTACGCTGTTGGCCAAGAAGTATATGGAGGCCATAGAATTTGTGATATATTAGAAGAGAACGGATCTTACAATATATACATTGAAAAGAAAGGATCACAGTTACCTTGGAAAAACTTTAATAGTAATATGGCGATCTCAATTGAGTACAACTTAGATTACTAAAATGAAATCACTTTACAATTATATTATATCAACTGAAAACCGCTACAATGATAAAGTATCTGTAGACGGTAAAGAACTGATCTTAAACACTGAGATCACTGAAAGAGATTATGAATTTGTTAACAGAGTAGGGACTGTATTAAACGTTCCTATAAACGTTGACACTACAATTAAACCCGGAGACGAGGTTATAGTACATCACAATGTATTTAGAAGATGGTTCGATGTTCACGGTGTTGAGAGAAACTCAGCTAGTTACATAGACGACGATAGATACATAGTAGCAACTGATCAGTTGTTTGCATACAAGCAAAATGACAATTGGCACTGCTTAAATCAATATTGTTTCGTTAAACCTTTAGATAACGAAGACGTATGGAGCACCGAGAGCGAACAAAAGCTTTTAGGTGTCATTATATATATGAATGACTATTTGGAGTCCTTAGGATTGACCTATGGCGATATAGTAGGGTTTACACCTGATTCAGAATACGAGTTTAATATAGATGGAAGTAAATTATATAGAATTTTATCAAAAGACATAACCATCAACTATGGACATAACGAAAACAAAAAAGTTACTTCTTGATGCAGCTGAGAATTCAATTAGCGAATTAATCAAGGTAATGAATAGAAAAATGGACTCAAAGGAGATTGATCCTGAAAAGGTTAAAGTATCCGCTTCCGCTTATAGACTTGCAATGGATGACGCAATGGCTATGATTGAAAAGGTAGAAGAGTTAAACAACGTAAGTAAAGACACTAAGAAAAGTGAAACTAACTTCTTCGGTGTTGAAGAAAGAATTAAATAATGTATAAGCAAACGCTTTACTCGGTAACACGAGAGCATTTAGATAAAAAGTACGTGCAGAAAATGAATAAATCCAAGTCATTCAAATATGGATTTAATGTAGATTTAGACTGCGTAATAATAAGTAAAGACGGAACGCTAGGTGATATATACATAATTCAAGGTTTAAAAGTTGGATTACCTGCAACACCTAAAAAAATTCAATACAATAGTAATAAGCCAGAAGAACAAGTATATACTAGAACAAAAAGACCTGAGACACTGGATAAAATTAAAACATTAAATGATTTTAAACAGTATCCTGAAAATATTAAAGAAAAGTATTACGAATATATCAGCAGTGAGTATAGCAAGCGTAGCGATGGTGAGTGGTTCATGTGCAACGGTGAACCTCAATACGTTACAGGTGCTCACTACGTCTACCTCAACTGGACCAAGATTGACGTTGGATTACCAGACTTCAGACAAGCAAATAGAATATTATACATATTCTGGGAAGCATGCTGTGCGGATGCAAGAAGTTATGGAATGTGCTATCTCAAGAATAGACGATCGGGATTTTCATTCATGGCATCGTCAGAAACTGTTAATCAGGCTACGCTTTCTAGAGACTCAAGATTTGGGATCTTATCAAAGTCCGGGGCAGATGCTAAAAAGATGTTTACAGACAAAGTTGTCCCGATATCATCTAACTACCCCTTCTTCTTTAAACCGACGCAAGACGGAATGGAAAGACCAAAGACGGAGCTATCATACAAGGTACCGTCAAGAAGACTCACCCGTAAATCCATTAAGGAAACGAATGAGGAAGACAACCAAAAAGGTCTTGATACAACGATCGACTGGAAGAACACGGGCGACAACTCGTACGATGGAGAAAAATTAAGACTACTAGTTCACGATGAATCTGGTAAATGGGAACGTCCTGATAATATACTTAATAACTGGCGAGTAACTAAAACTTGTTTAAGGCTTGGTGCTAAGATAGTTGGTAAGTGTATGATGGGATCAACATCAAATGCTCTTAAGAAAGGTGGAGGTAATTTTAAAAAACTATACTATGACTCAGACGTTAGGAAACGAAACCGTAACGGGCAGACTGCTAGTGGATTATATAGTTTGTTCATACCTATGGAATGGAACTTCGAGGGATTCATTGATATGTATGGATTTCCTGTCTTCGATAACCCAGAAAAGCCAGTCAAAGGAATTGACAATGAGCTTATCTACTCAGGAGTTATCGAGCATTGGGAGAATGAAGCAGATGGGCTTAGAGATAACAACGACGGATTAAATGAATATTATAGACAGTTTCCAAGATCAGAGAAGCATGCATTCAGAGATGAGATAGCAAAGTCTTTATTCAACTTAAATAAAATATACGAACAAACAGATTTTAACGAAGAGCTTACAAAGAGTGGTTATGTTACAACAGGATCATTTCATTGGAAGAACGGAGTTAAAGACTCTGAAGTTCAGTTTAGCCCTAATCCTAACGGTAGGTTTAGAGTATCTTGGCTTCCGCCACTTAGCATGCAAAACAATGTTATAATGAAGAACGGAATCAAGCACCCTGGAAATAAAAACCTTGGAGCTTTTGGATGTGACAGTTATGATATTAGCGGTACTGTTGATGGAAGTGGATCAAACGGAGCACTTCACGGGCTTACTGCTTTCAGTATGCTTGCAGAAGTTCCTTCAAGTCAATTCTTTTTAGAATATATAGCAAGGCCTCAAACGGCTGAGATATTCTTTGAAGATGTATTGATGTCAATGATATTCTATGGAATGCCGATATTAGCGGAAAACAATAAACCGAGGTTATTATATCATATTAAAAGACGAGGCTATCGAGGTTATTCAATGAATAGACCAGACAAGGTTCGTAGCAAGTTATCAGTTACTGAAAAAGAATTAGGTGGTATACCCAATTCGTCAGAGGACATAAAGCAAGCGCATGCCGCTGCAATAGAAAGTTATATAGAAGATCATGTTGGTCTAAATGATAATGGTGATTGTGGTAAGATGTACTTTCAAAGAACTCTTGAAGACTGGGCAGGATTTGATATTAATAATAGAACAAAGTTTGATGCATCAATTAGTTCTGGTTTAGCTATAATGGCTTGCCAGAGACACTTGTATGCTTCTAAAAGCACTAGAGAGGTTAAGAAAGTTGATTTCGGATTCTCTAGATATAATAACTCAGGACAGAGTAGTAAAATAATACAATAAAAATGGCAGAAGCTAAAGGACAAGTATCCCAATTTCCCAGCCAAGCTGTATCAGATGCTAAGAAATCTAGCATGGAGTACGGATTGGAAGTGGCACGAGGTATTCACAACGAATGGTTTAGAAAACAAACAGGGAGTGGTAGATTCGCAGAATCTCAAAGAAACTTTCACAAGTTAAGGCTATATGCTAGAGGAGAGCAATCTACCTCTAAATATAAAGATGAATTTTCAGTTAATGGAGACTTATCTTATCTTAATTTAGACTGGACACCAGTACCTATTATACCTAAGTTTGTAGATATAGTGGTTAACGGTATGCAAGACAGGCTTTTTACTATTAAAGCTTTTGCACAAGATCCAACATCAACTAAAGAACGAACTGATTTTGTTGACTACATATTAGAAGACATGAATGCTCAGGAGATGATTAATGATATTGAATCCACATTAGGTATCAATACCAGAAACGTTAAAGCTGAAGACTTGCCTGCAAATGCTGAAGAATTAGAGTTGCACATGCAAATTGGGTACAAGCAGAGCATCGAGATTGCTATTGAGCAAGCTATTGATAATGTATTTAAAAAGAATAAGTATCACGAGATTAAGAAACGTTTAGATTACGATCAAACAGTTATTGGTATTTCATGTGCTAAACATACGTTTAACAATACTGATGGTGTTAACCTTGAGTACGTAGACCCTGCTAACTTAGTTTATTCTTACACAGAAGATCCTAACTTTGAAGATGTGTATTACTTTGGTGAAGTTAAATCTATTACAGCAAACGAGCTTAAAAAACAATTTCCTGATATTTCAGACGAAGAGTTTAAAGAGCTTATTGAGAGATCTAGTAATAATGATACAGGTGGTGCAGACAGTAATTCAGTGTCAGTATTATACTTTAACTGGAAGACTTGGGAAAAGAGTGTTCATAAGATTAAAGAGACATCTACTGGCGCTAGTAAAGCTATCAAGAAAGATGATACTTTTGATCCGCCTAAAGATCAAAGAAATAGATTTGAAAAAGTTGCTGTTGCAAGAGAGGTTATATTTGAAGGTGTTACTATTTTAGGATCAGATAAGATTCTTAAGTGGGAAAAAGCTTCTAATATGGTTCGTCCTGATTCGAATACTAATAAGGTTATGATGAACTACATTGCTAGTGCTCCTAGAATGTATAAAGGTAACCTTGAGAGTTTAGTTAGCAGAATGGTAACGTATGCTGATTTAATTCAATTGACTCACTTAAAACTACAACAAGTATTACAAAGAATGACACCATCTGGTGTTTATCTTGATGCTGATGGTTTAGCTGAGATTGATTTAGGTAATGGTACTAACTACAATCCACAAGAAGCTCTTAATCTATACTTCCAAACAGGTTCTGTTATTGGTAGATCTATGACGGTTGATGGTGAAATGAATGCTGGTAAGATACCTATACAGGAATTACCTGGTGGTGGTGGACAACAGTCTACACTGCTTATTCAAGCTTACAATTACTACTTGAACATGATTAGAGATGTAACTGGCTTAAATGAAGCTAGAGACGGATCTGACCCTGATCAGTATGCACTCGTAGGAGTTCAAAAGCTTGCAGCTGCTAATTCAAACACAGCAACAAGACATATACTACATAGTTCACTATATATAACGACTACTCTTGGAGAAGCTATTGCTGTTAGATTGAAAGATATAATGGAGTTTCACCCACAGAGAGACGCTATGGTTAGTGGGATTGGAAGATTTAGTGTAGGTGCTTTAAAAGAACTTGATAGATTACACTTACATGACTTTGGTATATTCTTAGAATTAGATCCTGACGAAGACGAAAAGCAACTTGTTGAAAACAACATACAATTAGCTTTATCAAGAGATCAGATACAATTAGAAGATGTTATTGATGTAAGACAAATAAAGAATATAAAACTAGCTAATCAATTATTAAAATATAGAAGAGCTAGAAAACAAGTTGCAGATCAAGAGAAAGCTGAGAGAAACATTGCTGCTCAATCTGAAGCTAATGGTAAGGCTGCTCAAATGGCTGAAATGGCAAAAGCGCAAGCTGAAACTATTAAGACAGAGTCTAAGATTAAATTATCTCAAGCTCAAGTGCAGTTTGATATTAAAATGCTTGAAGTAGAAGCTCAGACTAAAAGAGAACTAATGCAGTTTGAATTTGATTTGAATGTTCAATTAAAGAGCATGGAGCTAGAGGCTAAGAAAGAAATAGCTTCTGGTCAATTAACAGAATCTGATATTACAGGTCCAGCTTCAACAGCTAAACCTTCGAAATCATTCGAGTCTAAAGGGAACGATGTTCTTGGAGGATTTGATATGAGCAGATTCGAACCGAGTTAAAGTATTACTAACTATTATATATTATTAAATTATGAGTGAGGAATGGAAAATTAAAGGTGCTGTTGAAACCGAAGAAACATCAACAGTGTCACGAGAACAAGAAGTATTAGATAAAGCGGTAGAGTCTGGGGATATTGCCCCAGAAGCTGCTGGTAAGAGCAACGATGAAGTGCCTAAGATAGTCTTAGATGATTTAGGACAACTAAAGGATGTTACACCAAGTGAAACACCAGAAGAGGCCATAGAGCCAACGGTTGAACCTAAAGCTGAGAATGAAGAAGCTGAAATTGTTGAAGAAGATTCTCCTCTTGAGTTAGTTAATGACGAAGAGGAAGTATCTGAATCAAAGCCCGTTATTGAAGAAGCCGAAGAGCTTGTACAGAATACAATACCACAAATTGAATTACCTGAAAATGTTGATAAGCTTGTAAAGTTTATGGAAGAAACAGGAGGTTCGGTTGAAGACTATGTATTATTGAATAGAGATCTAGAAGCTTACGATGATGGTTCTTTACTTAGAGAATATTATAAACAATCAAAACCTTGGGACGGGAAAGAAGTTGATGAGTACATGGAAGATAACTTCTCGTACGATGATGACGATGACCCAAGAGATATACGTTCAAAGAAACGAGCGTTTAAAGAAGAATTACACAATGCTAAGCGGTTCTTAGAAGGAAACAAAGAGAAGTATTATGCTGACATCAAGTTGAATAAGCAAAATGATATTCCTCAAGAGTACCAGCAAGCCCTTAGCGCACAGACAGAGTATCAAAAGAGTGAAGAGTCTTCCAAGAAGGCAACTGAATCTTTCTTACAAAAAACAAGTGATGTCTTTAATGAAGACTTTAAAGGATTTGACTTTCAGGTTGGAAGTGATAAATATCGTTTTAAAGTTAGTAATACTGATGAGGTTAAAACTCAACAATCAGATATCAATAACTTTGTAGGTAATTTTCTAGGAGAAGATGGACAGATTAACAATGCCAAAGGGTATCACAAAGCTTTATTTGCTGCACGAAATGCAGACAAACTAGCAGAACATTTTTATGAGCAAGGCCGTGCCGATGCTCTTCGTAAGTCCGCTAAGGACTCTAAAAATATCAAGATGGATCCCAGACAAGAAGGTACTGTAAAATCTACAACCGGACAGAAATTCAAAGTTGTATCAGGAGACACTAGCTCTAAATTAAAAATGAGACTTAGAAAATAAATCTAAGTTTAAACAAAATTACTAAAAAACACAAAAATGGCATTAACTACTGGAATTGGGAACTTACAACCTTCTCAAACAAAAGGACAATTATTTCAAGGAAATTATATTAATGATTTCGACTTTACAAAACAATTTTTACCAGATGTATACGAAAAAGAAGCTGAGATCTACGGAAATCGCTCTATTACTTCTTTCTTACGTTTAGTATCTGCTGAGATGCCTTCAACTTCTGACGAGATTCGTTGGGTAGAACAAGGACGTCTTCACACACGTTACGATAACATTCAAATTGCTGGAACTAACGTATTCACAGTAACTTACCCTGCTGGCGTTGAAGCTACTTCTGCTCCAGTTATGAGAGTAGGACAAACTATCATGGTTCAAGGATTAACTGCTGCTGGTGCACATACTGGACCAGTTGTAAAGGGTGTTGTAACAGTTTCTGGTGTAACCGCTGCTGGTGGTACTGGAACTTTTACTGCTCTTCCTTACACTGCTGCTGACTGGGCTGCTGTAACAGGCGCTGCTGGCTTTGCTGCTGCAACTGCTGTTGTTTACGGATCTGAGTTTGCTAAAGGATCTGCCGGAATGGTTGGATCAATTGACGCTGACTACAACTCTTACACTAACAAGCCAATTATCTTAAAAGACAACTACGCTATCAGCGGTTCTGACACTGCTCAAATCGGATGGATTGAAGTTGAAGGTAATGGTGGAAAATCTGGATACCTATGGTACCTAAAGTCTGAGCACGAAACTCGCCAAAGATTTGAGGACTACCTAGAAATGTCTATGGTTGAGTCAGTTAAGCTTACTGCTGCTGGTGCAGCTACTGTACAGGGATCTGAAGGTTACTTCGCAGCTCTTGAAGCTCGTGGTAATGTTTACACTGATCTTGCTACTGACCTTAGAGGTGGTGGAACTCCAACAATGGATGGTTTCGATGTTATCCTTAAGCAATTAGACAAGAACGGATCTATTGAAGAAAATATGATCTACGCAAACCGTGATCTTTCTTTAGCAATTGATGATGTTTTAGCGTCTAAAAATTCTTACGGAGCTGGTGGTACTTCTTACGGAGTATTCAACAACGAAGAAGATATGGCATTAAACTTAGGCTTCTCTGGTTTCCGTCGTGGTTCTTATGACTTTTACAAGACTGACTGGAAATACTTAAATGACTTCGCAACAAGAGGTGGTTTTGGAGATGTTGAAGGAACTATCATTCCTGCTGGAACGTCTACTGTATACGATCAAGATCTTGGTAAAAACATCAAGCGTCCATTCTTACACGTACGTTACCGTTCTTCTGAGACTGACGATAGAAAATTAAAAACTTGGTTAACTGGATCTGTTGGTGGTGCACAAACTTCTGACATTGACGAAATGAGAGTTAATTTCTTATCTGAACGTGCTTTGATTACACAAGGAGCAAACAACTTCTTCTTATTGAAATAAGAATTAGACAAGAGTAAAAACTATGTAAATTCACCCTCGTTGTAATGACGGGGGTAATTTATTATCTTATTAAATTATATATTATGAAAAATTGGGAATTGAAAGAGAGAACTTATGTTCTTTCAAATGGTATGTCACCATTAACCTATAAAATTAAAAGTTCAAACATCGTTATTTTTGATGAAAAATTGAACGTAAACAGAGAGATTCGTTACGCTACGAATCAAAAGTCTTTATTCTTAGACGAACAAGATAGCTTTGCGCAACTAGCACATGTTATATTCCAAGATGGAACAATTGTCGTACCTAGAAACAATGTCTTATTGCAACAGTTATTATCTATACATCATCCTGGTAAAGGAAATATATATGAAGAATTAGACTTTGCACAAGAAGCTATTGACGAGGTAGAAATGATTGAACTTGAAATGGAAGCATTGAAGTTAGTTCAAGAACTAGAAGTTGAACACCTTGAAGCTATACTAAGAACTGAGGTTGGATCTGAGGTTGTTAAGATGACTTCTAAGGAGATTAAAAGAGATTGTTATATGTTTGCTAGAGATGAGCCAGCATTGTTCATAGAGCTTGCTCAGGATGAAGATATAAAACTTCGTAATTTAGCTAATAGAGCTGTTGAAGTTGGAATCATGAAACTAACAGATGATAACACTACATTTAAATGGTCAGCTAACGGTAAAAAAGTAATGACAGTTCCCTTTGATGAACACCCTTACGCGGCATTCGCACGATTCTTGAAAACAGATAGTGGAGTGGACGTTATGAAAGCTATTGAAAAGAAACTTTCATAAAAACCAGGTTGTGGTTATTCGGTTAACCATAACCAACTAAATAAACAAATAGATAAATGGTAAATATAGACAACGTTTACAAGACGGTATTAACGATACTGAACAAAGAAAATCGCGGGTATGTAACACCTAGAGAGTTCAACGACTACGCTAGACAATCTCAACTCGAAATATTCGAATCTTACTTTTCAGCAGCCAATAGAGCTGCAAGCAATGAATCAGATTACTCGGATACTGTTCGTAGTGTAGGTGAGAAAATATCTTACTTTCATAACAATGCTGTTATGGATGAAATCGTTTTTGTGGATGCAGTAGGAAACAACATTGGAGATTACTACGAATGGCCTTTAAACTTTTACAGATTAGGTTCTATCTATGTTCAAGGTGTATTTGCTCAGGAAATATCTGACAGAGATTTTTCTTTTGTAA